AACGGTATCTGTAGCAGCATTGCCTAATGTCACATTACCGGTAGCAGTTAGCGTAGTAAAAGTACCAGCGCCCGCAGAAGCACCGCCGATGGTGACTCCGTCAATCGTGCCGCCGTTGATGTCGGCAGTATCCGCTACAAGGCTGTCAATGTTTGCTGTGCCATCAATGAACAGGTCTTGCCATTCAGAGCCTGAAGCACCTAAGTCGTACGTACCGTCTGCTGAGGGAATGAGGTCTGAAGCTACGTCAGCGGTTACTGTAACGGTATCTGTAGCAGCATTGCCTAATGTCACATTACCGGTAGCAGTTAGCGTAGTAAAAGTACCAGCGCCCGCAGAAGCACCGCCGATGGTGACTCCGTCAATCGTGCCGCCGTTGATGTCTGTGGTGGTTAGGACGGAGGAAGCGATGGTCATCACGCCGGTAGAGTTTGCAATGGTCGCAGAGGCGGTGCCGTCGTTCGCAGAAATGGACCCGGTTTCAACGTCGGTCGCATTGACCACATCGTCTTTCAGAAGAACCGAATCAATAGTGACACCTGCGGCGGAGGTCAACTCAGAAATGGTATCGACACTAATGCCGGTAGATGTCAGCTCGGCCTTAGTAGTACCACCAACCTTTAGCTGGAGATTACCGGTACCGGCATCATTGATGATGCTGTTCGAGCCATCATGATAAATCTCAAGATCCGCCGAATCACCAAAGGTCAGCTTATCCCCATCATTAAACGCAATATCCAGATCCTGCGACAAATCGACGACCGCAGCACCCGCCCCAGCGCCGTCGCAATACATTACCTTTTTAGAATCCGCCAGAACCGTGACATTACCACCTGAACCCTGCGTCATGATCACGGATTGATCAGAAGCATTCACGATCCAGTAAATCTTCTGCATGTCGTTCGGGCTTACGGTCACAGTACTAGTACCGCCCGGAGAACCTGTAAACTTCACGATCGCGTGACGGCCCTCAGTAGAGACGCCATCAGTAGTCGTAAGAGTATAAGTAGTAAGCCCCGTCAAAGAGATAGAAACTACGCCTGTAGCAAGCTCTTCAACCAGTTCCCAGTTGGTATTGGTGGTCTGTCCCCAAGTACCGGACTGCTCGCCGTCTGCAATCAGTTCAATACCCGCTGGTGTATAAGTACTAGCCATAGTGTCGCTCCATTAAGCGGCTAAATCCATCCAAGTGGTTGGAGGCAATTCTCCCCCAGTTCCACGATCCGTATAAGTTGCGCTCGGAAGATCTCCCCCGGTTCCGCGCTCAGTATAAGTTGCACTCGGGGCGTCCGCGCCAAGAATACCCCAAACAAACACGTTCGTCAATACTGCCGTCGCAGACACACCTATCGGGATCACAACCGCAGTAGCGGTAGTGGTCTCAGAACCCAACGATGCTGTTGCAGATACCCCGGTTACTGGAACATCCGCATTTGCCCTAACGGTCTCCGCGCCCAACACAGAAGTGCCTGCAACACCCGTTGCGGCAACAACCGCCTTGGCGACCGTGACAACATTGCCGAGAGCGGAAGTGCCCACATTCCCAGTGGCCGCCGTGTTGGCATCCGCCGTGACGGTCTCTGCGCCCAGCGCAGAAGTACCCGCAACTCCCGTCGGAAGCACCAATGCCGTAGCAACAACGGTCTCGTCCCCTAAAGCAGAGGTGCCTTGAACGCCCGTCGCAGCAACAACCGCCTTGGCAACAACCGTAGAACTACCTACTGCCCCCGTAACCTCAAAGCCCGTGACATCGAGGTAGTTATTGGTGATGAGCGTTATGCTGCCTAGTGCGGAAGTGCCTGCGGCGCCTGTAGCAGCAACAACCGCCTTGGCGACCGTGACAACATTACCGAGAGCGGAAGTACCTACATTTCCGGTTACAGGAACAACCGCCTTAGCGACAACAGTTTCAGCGCCTAATACCGAAGAACCAGATACCCCTGTTACAGAGACATTCGCATCTGCGGCAACTGTCTCATTCCCAACCGCGCCCGTTCCGGCGCTCCCGTCTACCGATACGACGGTCCAATCAAGCCCGTAGGACGCCTGGCCCCACCCCGCTCGACCCCAACCGACGTATTCAGTAGACGACGCCATTACGCAATACGGATGATCGCGTTAGAAGCATCCGCAGCCGGGAATTGGATCGTAAAGTCACCGTTGGTAGAAGTCTTATCTCCGCCAAACGCCAGCACCGCAATCGCACGGTCTGCCTTAGACGAGTTGTAGATCAGAGCGCCATTGGCGGTGATCGTCGCAGAAGACCAAGTGGTGTCTGCAAAATCCACAATCGCAGTAGTACCATCCAAACTGATCGCGGCACTTGCCAGCGTGTTGCCGCCTGCCGTATAACCAGTGCCGGAAACCTCGTTCGTGGTGCTGTACGCAGTCGTTGATGCGCCCAGCGTCGCCGAACTGGTAAACAACGCGATTTTAATTACATCAGTATCCAAATCGTGGGTACCGCCCAGCAGCTCGGATTTGAAGCTGCTGCAAAGTGCCTGAGAAATAGCCATTTGCTTCTCCTGTTAAGCCGCTGACTTACGGTAAAAATCAAGACCTTCCGCTTGAACTGCAAACATTGCCAAGCGTTCGGCCTCCTGCATGAACTTTTGTTCATAAATTTGTAGCATGTCTGGCTCACCCTTCATAAAGGTATACGCCTCCACTAACGCTGCATACAACAGCAACGGACCCGCGTTTGTGCCAATCCATGTCGTACTTGCCGTTACGATCGTTTCTGGACGATAGTAATAATGAACTTCAACGGTGTAATTTGCATTCGGGGTGGGGGCCAAAATAAACGTAGAAACACTAAAATCTGCGTAATACTTGGGCTCACCCGTATTCGTAGCGTCGGGCCAATACTCTTGAACAAAATTCACATCTTTGTTTAAAAGGAACTTCTTGTCGCCGGACACTTCGATTGAAATCGAGTACGTGTGTAACCAATCCGAAGGTTTCGGAAGGTACTTATTCGAGGCGGTCATCGCTGCCGAAGAACTTTTACGAAAAGTCTCCAGCGGGGCAAGCATCTTCAAAATACGCTCTTCGGCATTCTGAATAAAATTGTCGATCTGACTTACAAAAACCGTTTCGGTATTATCTGTGAAGTCCTGAATCGCTTGCTTCAGCGTCGTGTAAGTGTATCCAGCCATCAGCTAATACTCACTGTAACGGTGCCAATAGATCCTTGCGCTCTAAATCCCACAAAAGCTGACCCAATTGGCGTCGCATTGTTTGCGACATAGGTATAAATCGTCCCACCATTTGCTTCTTGGTCATTATCAGGACGTGGGTTCCGGAGCGCTTCCGCGTCCACGAGAACAATCTTAGGGAAATCCTGGGGCTGTCTGGGCGTCCAACACGATGGACACGCTCGGAAACCATCCCACTGCGGCTTGAGGCTAGTGTACTTGACCTCAAAACCACATACATCGCACATCGCTCTAGCGTGTTTACCTAGAGCATATGCCATTACAAATAACCCCTACTCGGAACAATTCGCAAACTCACACGTTCACGATCTTCCGTTTCCGCACGTACCATTTCTTCTTCATAAATCATCTTAAGACCCTGCGCCCGTTCCGGGGCTTTTTTAATCGCAAGATAATAAGCAAGGCCAGAAATCAATGGCGCCAAAAACCTAGAAGGCACATCGGCGTCATTTGTTAACTCATTAATATCTTCCACACGTTCCGTGCGGTAAAACCGCAGCTGATCGGTAGAATTCTCAGGAGTCGGATATAAATAAATGACTGGCGTAGACTGACGATCAACCCAATACTGAGTTGGACGACCTTCAGTCGTTTTCTTCGGAAGATTTTGATATTCAGAACGGCCAATGCGTTCCATATTATAATCAACACCATTCCGACGAATCACCGCATCCAGCACATCTACCGTATATGCATCAAGTGTATAATTTGCAGTCCCAGCGGTTAGGGACTGCGTGGCTTCTTTAACGGTCCACAGGTTAATCCCCCTGTTAGACCAATCAGACATCAGAATATTTAAACTACGACGAGCAGTACGGGCGTCATAACCCGTGCGCAATTCTAGTCCGCATCGTTCATATGCCTCTTCGATTATGTCAGAAGCATCGATGTTAAACGTCTGAGTGCCGGAAGTAGCCATTTACGCACACATCATAGTTACAGAAGTGACATTCGTAACCGCCACGGTCGAATAATCTCCCACAGTATCCGCGGTACGGATACCATTGCCCGGAAGAATAAGATCCTGCGTAACCGTCGCCGATGCGGGTGTAGCTAGACTCAAAATCGTCTGAGAGCTACCCGCCTTCGTAACTACAATAGAACCGGCAGAGCCGGAAGCCACATAGTAAACACCTTTGATACGAGTCAATGGCAAATAAACGCCTGCACTAAGAGCATAACCAATAGTTACGGCCCC